TCTTATTTCCTAGATGCTGAGTATCGTGAGGTATTCAGATGTATTCGTGATTATGTCACGGCATACAATTCCCCACCGCAAGCAAGCGCGCTTAAAATTGCACTACAAGATAACAGAAAGATTACCGAAGACCTTTACGGAAAATGTGAGGAACTTATCAACAGTCTTAGTCAAACAGAAGCAGACGATCGATGGTTGATTGACCAGACAGAAAAGTTTTGTAAGGACAAAGCAGTATACAATGCTATCATGCAGTCAATTCAGATTATCGATGGACAGGATAAGACACACTCAGTTGATGCTCTGCCTTCTATATTGTCAGATGCTTTGAGTGTTGGGTTTGATAACAATATTGGTCACGATTATGTTGGTGACGCGGAAGCACGATTTGATTTCTATCATAGACACGAAGAGAAATTGCCATTTGACCTAGATTATTTCAACAAGATTACTGAGGGTGGATTGATAAACAAAACTCTCAACATTGCTCTCGCTGGTACAGGTGTTGGTAAATCTTTATTCATGTGTCATGTTGGTGCTGGTATGATATCTGCTGGAAAGAATGTTCTCTACATTACATTGGAAATGGCAGAGGAAAGAATCGCAGAAAGAATCGATGCGAATATGATGGATGTGTCCATGCAAGATTTGAGAGATTTATCCAAGGCAATGTACACAGACCGTATTCAGAAAATCAAAAACAAAGTTGATGGTAGATTAATCGTTAAAGAATATCCAACTGCAACTGCTCATGCTGGTCATTTCAGAGCACTTCTGGAAGAATTAAAACTGAAACAAAATTTCTACCCAGACATAATTTTTATTGACTATTTAAATATCTGTGTGAGTCAACGACTAAGGAATAATACTGGTGCAAACTCATACACCATAGTCAAGGCAATCGCTGAGGAACTAAGGGGACTGGCAGTAGAGTATGACTTACCAATTGTCTCTGCTACACAGACCACGCGAGGTGGGTACAACAATAGTGATGTAGATTTGACAGATACTTCAGAAAGTTTTGGGTTGCCTGCTACTGCTGACTTGATGTTTGCTCTTATAAGTACAGAGGAACTAGAACAACAAGGTCACATGATGGTCAAACAGTTGAAGAATAGATATAGTGACCCAACAAGAAACAAAAGATTTATGATTGGTGTTGATAGGGCAAAGATGAAACTTTTCGACTTGGATGAAAACGCACAAAATTTAGTTGATTCTGGACAGGTACAGGATGACCAACCAGTATTTGATAGAGGAAATTTTGGTTCTCGTTTAAACTTGTCGGATATAAAAGTATAAATAAGGGCTATGATTAGTAAAGTATTATTTGGTGTCATTTTAGCTGGTGGACTTGTCGGGTACTTGTATTACACAAATACTCAGGCAGAACTCATTGAGCTTCGTGAATACAATATGGCGATGGAATTACAAGTCGCTACACAAAACGATACCATTGATAAAATGTCTAAACAATACGAAACACAAGCAAAAGCGCTTGGTGAGTTGACTTCAAAGAATGCTGTTATTGAAGCAGAGATGACAAGATACCTTGACATTTTCCGCAGACATGACCTTAGTAAACTTGCAGCTGCTAAACCAGGCCTTATTGAACCAAGGGTGAACAATGCGACAAAAGATGTATTCGACAGTCTCGAAACTGATTCCAGTTTTGAGTTTGATACTGATAATTAACGGTTGTAGTTTAATACCAAAACAACCGCGTGAGGTAGAAATCAAAACGATAGAGGTGCGTGTGCCTATACAGCATCCTGTATATCCTCGACCAATAGATATGAAAGAACCAAAGTGGTATGTTGTATCTGACAAAAACTTAGACGAATTCCTAGTTAAAATAGAAAAAGAATCTGGAAAGATGGTCTTTATGGCAATGTCTGTACCAGATTACGAATTAATGGCGTATAATCTCCAAGAGATTAAACGATATGTAAAAGAAACCAAAGAAGTGATAGTGTATTACCGAACCGTTATGTCTGATGATGAAGAAAAAGAAAAAGTCACAGGAGAGAAAGATGACGGAAGAGGAAACAAAAACTAAAATATTACCAGCAGATGTAAATGGTGATGGTAAAGTTGATGACGAAGAAAAGGCGATGTATATGGAATTTAAGCGTAGAGAGCTTGAAGACCAAGATGCAATGCGAGACAGTCAACGCAAGATGGCATGGTTTGCTTTGGGTGGTATGTTATTATATCCATTCGCCGTTGTACTCGCTGTGTTATTTGGATTGGAACAAGCAAGTAAGATTCTAGGTGATATGGCAGCTACTTATTTTGTTGCTGTTGCTGGTATCGTAGCAGCTTTCTTTGGGGCTCAGGCTTTCCAAAAAGGCAAATAATTTAAGAGGTGTAAAATCAAATCTTCTCCGAATCAGTGGTTTCAGATTCCCCTTACAATATCAGAAGAACTGAAGGAGGAATTGCTCACATTCGATATAGCTAATGCTAAAAATTATTTTATACACGAACCAGAAGAAAACCATAGACTAGAATTTTTAGAAATATCATTGGACATGATTAAAGAGGTAGCTGATAAGTTCATGGTATCACCTACTAAGGCTACACTGGTTGCTATTGCTCCCACCGATATTGTTCCATGGCATGTCGATGGTCTGTCCCACGATTACCATAGACCAGCGATAGCTTGTTTTCCACTATTTCCCAATTCTAAGACCTATGAATGTACTGAGTACAGGGATGGATTTGTGCCATATTGTGACTCTTACATCTTCAACACGCAAGAAGAACACAGGGCAAAAGCACTGGATACGCGAAGATTAAACCTACAAATATGGTTCCAACAGGACTTTAAGGAACTAAAAAAATTGTCCGATGAAGGTAAGTTGTTGATTTAACTAGGGATTTATTTTCACTTTTTTTCGCTTTGGCCCTTGACATTTGGGGTAAAATATGAGATCATGATCATATAAATTAGAGAAGTGAGAGAAAATATGCAAAAAGAAATCGAAAACCTAAAAGAATTGATAGTGAATGACTATCAAAACTGGACATCTAGGTCTGCTTATTCAGACGAAGAGAGGGACAAAGAAAGGGTCGCTGAATTCGCCTCTAAAATAGAGGTATCAGAAGGTCAGAAATACATCAAAATAATTTCTGACAGGTCTGTTTGGGGTTTCATCGTCAAGACTGAAACCGATAAATTATTCCAAAAGGGTGACATTTTGAAACCCGCTGGTTGGGCTGCCCCCGCTAGGAACAAACCTAGAGGCAATGTCTTTGAGATGTTGGAAGGCAAAGGAACTGGTTGGGTAAGATGGACTGGCCCACAGTACTTACGATAGGAGATTGAGAATGATTGGTGATACAATTGCTGAAAAAGGTTATCTTAAAACCCAGATAGAAAAATGGGAAAAGATATCCGATGAACTATCTTCAACAGTTAGTCGAGTCAATGATGAGACTAAAGTTATCAAGTACAATGATGTTCCTAGTAACATCTACTTGAAGGTTGAAAGTATTGTTGAAGAGTTGAAACTTTCCGATGAACAGAAAAAGGAACTTGAATCTAATCTTGAATATCAAGTTCGCCAAGTTCGTGAGGCAGTTAACAATCTTGAGTCTGAAATCTACAAACTGGTAGAACCATTTGAAGAGTTACAAAGGGATGCTGAAAATAAGAAAGATGATTTTGAGTACGAACTTGATGACTTGGAGTGGGAACTAGAAAAAGCTTCATAGAATTATAGGCGAATACAGAATGCCTGCTAAAGTCTGTATAGGTTGATGACCGAACATCCACGAGGGGAATGAAAACGCCCCTCAACCTTTTTATATATAGGATGAATTTATGAGTGACACGATACTAAAAGAAATCTCAGAAGAGATAAGTAAATGGCCAGATGAAAAAGAACCTATGGCTCGAAATATCTTGGATGCGTATAAGTTCATATATAGTATGCTTGACCCAGAAAGTTTTGGTCACGCGGTCTCAGCTGAGGTTCGTGATGGAGCAAGAGAAATTCTGGGTATGCCTAAGGTTGAACAAGCATTGTATGGAATGGACATATATCCAGAAACTTTAATTAAGAATACGAATGAGTGATGAACGAGAATACAAACAACTAGAACTTTTTCTAGAGGAAGAGAAAGAGGAGGATGAGTTGACGAATCCCAAGTTTGCGCCTGAAGAACTTGAAAACTCTAATCGCATATTTAAATCTGCTACACCAAAATATGACCTTAGTTGGTATGTGAAATGGTTTTCATCTATATTAATATTAGTAGCACTTACAATTAGAGCTGCTGATTACCCACGCATATATGATATGTGGTTTGGGTTTTTTGGTATGATTGGTTGGACATATGTTGGAATACTATGGAAAGATAGAGCTATTATTATCATGAATGTTATCAGTACCGCACTTCTTCTCATAGGACTACTATCACACTACAGGGGAAGTTTTTAATGCCAATATACGAAATAGAAAATACAGAAACAGGTGAAATCTTTGAAGTCATGATGAAAATATCTGACAAGGAAGGAATGTTACAAAAGAATCCCCATTTCAGACAAGTACCACAAGCACCGAATATTAATAGGGGTGGTGTTGGTGACAGGGTAAGACCCGATGGTGGATTTAAAGAGGTGTTGTCTAAGATATCGGATGCTAATCCGACATCAGCATTGGCACAGGATTTTGGTAAGAAAGATGCGAAATCCGTTGCCCAGAGGAATGTAGCAAAGAAAATAAGAGACACCTTTACAAAGTCGTGATGTATAAATACACAGGTGCCAACTCAAGTGGTACGCTCAATTCATGGACGAAAAGAGGATTTAATTATGTCTCGCACCTTAAAGGTGGTCACATTGCTAGTGACTATCTTGATGGTAGGATGTGCCACAGGTGGCACGGAATATTATGACGCGATGAGAAGAGCCGCAGAAGCACAGGCGGCAGTATCAGAAGCAAGATACGATGCGCTTTCAAAACTTGCATTGTCTGGTGATTCTGGTGCGGCTAGTGCTGCTGTAATGGCAATCGCATTGACTAGAGATGACACCGTTGTTCCTCAATTCATTGAAAGTGATGCCCTAAAATGGGCTCAAGTTATGGTTCCATCCATGACTACTTTAGGTGGATTGTGGTTTCAATCAGACCTCGCTAAGACTCAATCTAATAACAGTAAAGATATTCAACTCGCAAGTTTTGAATCTCAACAAGCTATTCAGTTGGGTACACAAGCAACATATGTAGGTCTCGCTGAACAATGGGCAACATCTGGTCAGGCAAATTCCGAATATCTTTTAGATATGGGACTTGCTGGATTCGATGCTCTAAACATCGCTGGAGGACAAACTCAAGATGTAGCAATCGCTGGGTTTGAATCCATAGAAAGTGTAAGCGTTACTGGATTTACTCAAATAGGTACAACCGCAGTTGCTGGTTTTACTCAATTGGGTACAGTTGCAATGGATGGGTTTGATGCCCTAAACGCCATGTCTACCAATTATAACACAACGATACTTGGTATAAATGACGATTGGGCTGCAGAACTTAGACAGTTGCTTACTAATCCCTTAACTAATACAACTACAACAACAAGTACAACTAACACTACAACGAGTGCAAATATACAATGTAACATAGTAAATAATGCCGTAGTTTGTTCTACAATAAATTAGTGAAAAGTTGTATAAATATTAGGGGACAATTAAGTCCCCTTTTTTAATTATGAGGTAAATTATGTCAGAAATAAAGAGGATTCTTGATGGTGAGGAATTTGTAGTTCAACCCCCCGAAGAATTAAACCTAACAAAACAAACTCTCAATCCAAAGTTGATGAGTGATGAAGAACTATATGATGAAGACTTAGATGCTGAAACTGTCAAGGCACTATCACATGCTTTAGAACTTGACTACATTGAGAAGTGGAAAGTCTTTGCACAAATGAAACTTTTAGAGAGAAACTTTGCAGTTGCTGAACAGGCTAGAGTTGCTTTGCGTGACCAATTAATCACAGCAAATGCCAATGTACAAATACTTCTAAGAAATTACGAAGAAAAAAAGGTTGGCCTAGACCATGAGATACAAGAGAAACTAAAAGTAAAGGAAGAACTCAAGACAGTTCGCGCTGAATTAAAGTCGCTCAAAAAGGTAAACGCTATTTCTATCAAAAATAGCGCGAAAAATAAACCCGAGCCAAAAGACGCCTGAAGGATTTTTTATAAATAGTGTAAAACAACATGTTTATGGAAAGGAAGAATGGTAGGGTTTTTATCATATTTAGCTGAAGATGCACAGGGGAAGAACCTTCATCTTGAACACCTAGAAGACGAAATATTAAATTTCGGTATAGGTGGAGCTCGTGGTGCAATCAATTTCCTACAGTCATTGAGAGATATGCTGTCGGGGAGTTCTCGCTCATCCGTAAACATGACAGTCAAGTGGGACGGCGCTCCCGCTATCTTTGCTGGTACAGACCCCAGCGATGGCAAGTTCTTTGTTGCCAAGAAAGGTGTATTCAATAAGACACCATTATTATACAAGTCAACACAAGAAATAAACAAAGACACCAAATTACCACAGGCATTAAAACCCGCCTTTACAATCGCGTTACAAGAATTTAGCAAACTCGGCATCAAGGGTGTACTACAGGGTGACCTTATGTTCACATCTGGTTCACTTGAAGCCGAGACCATTGATGGTGAAAGATACACCACATTCCAACCAAACACAATTGTTTATGCAGTCCCTAGAATGTCAGACTTAGACAAACAAATGAGAGCTGCTAAAATTGGTGTGGTGTGGCATACTACATATTCTGGTAATACATTAGAGAGTATGAAAGCATCTTTCGGTGTAAACATTAGTGGTCTCAGAAAATCAAAAAATGTCTGGATGGATGATGCTAGTTATAGAGATACTAGTGGGACTTCTACATTCACAAAAACAGAAACCGATGCCGTGACTACTAAACTATCACAATGTGGTAGAATATTCAAACAAATAAATTCAGCACAGTTGAGCAGATTCTTAAAATTTCAAAATGGGTTTACTGGCAAAATGGTTGGCGCCAATATCAAAACCTATAATAATTCAAAAGTAAAGGTTGGTGCGAAGATAACGAATGTTTCTGGACATGTATCTGGATACGCGGATTGGGTGGAAGGTAAGTTTGATATAGAGATAAATAAGTTAAAGACAGAACAGAGTCGAAAGAAACTAGAGATAAGAAAGAAAGAATCTTTAAGGGAACTAAATCAATATACTGCTCTTCTTACAAATGTTATTAATTTTCAGAACTCTATGGTAGAGGCGAAAATGATAATTGTTAGTAAGTTGAATAGAGTAAAACAGTTGATGGATACTTTTGTCAGAACCAAACAAGGGTTCAAGGTTACAAATCCAGAAGGATATGTTGCTATTGATAGGGTGTCTGGTAATGCTGTTAAACTGGTAGACAGGATGGAATTTAGTTATAATAATTTTACTGCAATCAAGGCGTGGGATAGATGAAAACATTAGTATATGCATTTGGGAGAATGAACCCACCTACCGCTGGACATGGAAAACTTGTTCAGAAGGTAAAGCAACTTGCTCAAAGAGAAAAGGCAGACCACCTTATTGTAGTTAGTCACAGTCAAGATAAACATAAGAACCCATTGACCCCACAGAAAAAAGTTGCCCATCTTAAAAAGATGTTTCCACAAACTAAATTTAAGGCATCTGATAGAGTTAATCCAAACTTTATAAAACAACTAGGATTGATTACAGGGAAGTACGACAAGGTTATCATGGTTGCTGGTTCAGATAGGGTTCAAGAGTTCCAGAGAATACTGGATAGATACAACGGAAAAGATTTCAAGTTTGACCAAATAGATGTAATATCTGCTGGACAAAGAGACCCAGACGCGGAAGGCGTAACAGGTATAAGTGCTAGTAAGATGAGACTATTTGCAAAAAACAACGATTTTAACTCATTCAAAAGAGGGTTGCCTGCTGGGTATAGTGGGTCTCAAGCTTTATTCAAAGATGTGAAGAGTGGGATGGAGTTAAAGGAAGATAAACATTACACTTTTTCACAATTTTTAAGAGGATAAATTATGTCAAAATATTTAGAGGGGTTACTCCCCTCAACAGGGTTAAAATTCTATGATGAACATGCACCGCATGACGGTAAGTGGGGATTATACGGATTCAAAGAAAACGGGCCTGGCATCAGTCAACCAACTGATATACCAGATGAATACTATGAAGAAGTTGCAGAACGCGAAGCTCTTCTGGAACAACTCAAAGTAGATGAAGGAGTAAAATATGAAGTCTATCTTGACCACCTTGGTTATCCCACCTGTGGCATCGGCCATCTCATTAAACCAGAAGATGCCGAAGCGGAACTTGAAGTCGGAGATGAAGTCTCAGAAGAAAAAGTCATCGAACTCTTCAGAGAAGATATCGGAATCGCCTGTAGAGATGCAGTTAACATATACGGCTGGTCTGGATTTTGTGAGTGGCCAGAAGAAGTCCAAAATATCCTTATTAATATGACATTTAATATGGGTCTGCCCAGACTCAGTAAGTTCAAGAATATGCATAGGGCATTAGAACAACAAAACTGGAAACAAGCTGCTATCGAAGGACGCGACTCTAAATGGTACGACCAAGTTACCAATAGGGCCGAAAGATTAATGAGTAAATTAGAGGAAGTCTAATGAGGAATTTTATGTATATGTGGTTGCCATCAGTAATGCTTTTGGCAGTTGTGGGGTGTAGTACGATATCTGGTGGATTACCAGATAAGTTTGATAGTACAGAGTTTAGTGAATTGGTTCGTTTGAATTTGGTATCAGAGTCTACTGATTGTTCAAGGGGAGATATTCACGAGGCATACGAGATGTCTGCATTTCTGTCTAAATACGCGGAACACACATTGAATGGAAATAATGCTGAAATTTATCACCAAATTTATGACTTGGTTGATGAGTTGCATAGTAGGGAATCGCCATCTGATGCTTATTGCAAATTGAAATGGCGAAATATTAATGAAGTAACAGACAAAGCTCTTGAAGTGAGTGGAAGTAGGAGAAAATAATGTCGATGTCAAAAGAATCGCAAGAATTAACACAGGGGAAACTCTTAGAACAATATGAATCAAAGTTAAAAGAGTTAAATCATTTATTGGACGAAGGAATGTTGTCCCCAGATGAGTACAAAGAACTAGTTCAAGACTTTACAGATGTAGAGGCAATAAAGGCAGATATCAAGGAAGAAAAACTTAAAGTATTTGCTGAAATGATAGTAAACCACCTTGCGACACTAATTAAAATATTATAAATAGTGTTACTATGGAAAAGACCTTTGCAGACTTTGTAGACATACCCAAGCTTGAAGAGGGAGTTAATGACCCTGCTATCTTCAAAGCAGTTTTCCTTGCCGGCGGGCCTGGGTCTGGTAAGTCTTTCATGGTTGGACAAACAGGTCTAACTGGATTGGGTTTCAAG